TCTTCTTCTTCTTTCTTTTTGTATTTTCTAAAATCTACCTTAGCAGGTTCATTTTCATCTTTATTAACGAACTGTTTAGGTCTTTTAATAGTTTTAACTTTCATATCCCCACCCTCTTCTTTAACTTTAGGTGCAAGAATTTTATTTGTTAGTTGTTCTGTAGATTGAATTTCTTCAATTACCTTTTCTTCTTTTTTAGCCATAATATAATATTATAAAATTAAACAATTATCTAGGGTCAAATGAACCTAAATCAATACCACCTAATGTGTCATTACCCATAGATTCAAAGTTTTTAGGTGGTTTATTACTACTTCTTTGATCTATTAATTCAGATTGTTGAGATGCTTGAATTCTAGTTCTTTCATCTTTACGATCTTCTTTGTTAGTTTCTTTACTTTTTGCAACTTTTAAATCCATTTCTTTTAATTTCATATTAATTAAAAATTCATGGTTCATTAATTCTTTTTTAATTTCAGCTTCTTTCATCAACTTATCTTTATCTAATTCAGATTTACCTTGTTCTAATTGTAAACTAGATTGAACTAATGCTTGTTGTTTTTGGACTTCAGCTTCTGCAGCAACTTTTTGAGCTTCCGCATTTGCGTCTGCTTGTGCTTTAATATTTCTTTCTTGTAATTCTTGATCTTTCTCTTGTTTTTTCTTACGTCTTACTTTTAATAACTCGTTCGCTAATTTAATGTTTTTAATATTTCTAACATCAATAACATCTTCAAGATCAACTAATCCTTTAGATAGAGCAACTTGAATATTATTTTCAAGCATTTGTTTTTCTTCATCATCTGGTGCTAACTCAATAAATATACCAAAATCATATAAATGTAAATTAGCTAATTCATCTAATGTCGCAACATTATGATTACCTATTTTTTGTATAAAAGCTTCCCTAGTAGGTGAATATTCTAATATATCAGATATTCTAAGAGATATACCCTCGCAAATCTCAGCTGTTAAAAATAAACCAGATTGTAATATATGTCTTGTTGCTGTATTAGAATTAGCAGCTGCTAGTTTTTGTATACCAACTAAAGAATATTTATCTGGTGTACTCGCATCCCTTGATTCATTTAACCCAGTAACATCCCTTATCATTTGTAAATAATAATTATATGTTTGAATTAAACTTTGCATTTTATTTCCACCACTACCACTTTGTATTTCTTGAATAGGTATTTTACCTGGATTCATATCACCTTCTTGTGTCATTGATCTACCAATAACCGAACCAGTTTGGAAAAACATGTTTAATGCTTCTTGCGGGCTATAATTTGTACCATTACCTAAGTCAATTTCAGAAAGTCCATCCGCATCTAAATAAACACCATCTGGTACCATTCTTGCCAACACTTGTTGTAGTTTTAAATGAGTTAACTGTATCATATCAGCAAAACCTGTAATTCTACCAACTAATGATTCAATTCTACCTTTATACATTCTTGGGGCAACTATACTATAATTCATTTTAACTTTAGTATAATCACTTTTAGGTCTCATCATATTTTTTGCTAACTCCCATTTTAATAGTTTTTTAGAACCAACTATTAAAACGCCTTCATACAAAACCTCCAACGTTCTATTCATTTTACCAAATTTAGCTTCATATTCTTCTATTGGCGGATCATATTGATCATCTCTTAATATAATTTTAGTAGCACCCGTTGATGTTTCCTTTACTTTATACACTTCGTTCATGTATGTTTTATAATTGAAATATAAAACTTGTACTGTATTTTTATCTAATTGCGCGTCTGCTTGTGATCTAAATAACCCACTATTTGAAAAACCTGATTTTGAAATTTCTTCTAAATCACTATTATCTAAATTAGGAAATTGTTTCTTTAATTCGTTTATTGGAATATTTTTAATTTCGCCAATATAATATAAATCATCAAAATATGGATCTTCTGTGTAAGACCATATTAAATTAGCAGGATCTACATAATCTATTTTTATTCCTTCAGTTTCAGTAAATATATTTCTAACAGCACCAATACCTAAAACAGTTAAATCATAATAAAATCTTTTCCTAGTATTTTCATAACGATTACCTTCTAATATAGTATTAATAGCTTGTTCTTCAGCTAGTTCTATTTCTTGTTTATAAGATAACTGCATATGAAGTTGTAATTCTTCTTCAGTACCAGGTAATTTTTCTGGATCATTTTCGGCCAAATTAATACCAAAAGCTTCATTAGCAAATTTAGTTAACTCTCTAGTTTCTAAATCTCTTAATATTGATTCCATATACTGTGTTCTCTTAGCAACACCATATGGATCTTGTGAATAACATTTTACATCATATGCTCTTTCTGCTATACCATTAACAACTATATCAACAAATTTAGGTATAATAGGTACGGGCTTCCAATCTAAATTAAGATATGATAAATCACCGTTAATAGATAATTCATCTTTATATTTTTGTACTGATTGTTCTCCTCTAGCGTACAGACGTAATTTATGAAATTCGTTTTGGTTATTATAAAATCTATTTGTACCAGAATCTCGATCAAACCATTCGCTTTCTATAGCTTTAGCAATCTTTAGACCGTACTCTTGACCCATTTTTTCTTGATCACTGACGACTTGACTAGGGAAAAATCCTTTTGAAATTGACTCAGCCATATTATTGTTTTATTAATTTTGATTGCATGCCGTAATTTTTATATGTTGCTATATTTATATTTAACTTTTTTCTACTGACTTTAGCATATGGGTGATATAAATGCTTATTACACGCCATAATAGCAAGCCCAGAACTAATTGTAGCATCGAATTTTGTTCTTTTATTAATATTAAAACGACCCCAATCATTTAATGTTCTATTAAAATACATGTTTCCATGTGACCCATCTTGCCTAATACCAACATTGCTTTGTATATACATTTCAATGGCAGCAGCGTGTGCTTGCTTAATATCTTCACTTGAATTAGGTATCCCCCCAATTTCTTTTTCAGTGACTGAAAGTTTATTCCAAACTTTATCAGGTCTATTCATTGAATAACCTCTATAACCTCTTCTTTTAAAATAATACAAAAGTCTAGGTTTATTATTTTCACATAATAATGGCATTCCATAAAATATACATGCCATTAATACTTCTTCAAAAAATATCTCGGCAGTTTGTGGTCTTGCTATATATTCTAAAAAGAATTGACTAGGTGGACAATCCTCCATACTAAATTTACTTAAACCATGTAAAGCACCTTTTGATCCTCTACCATCAACTGTTCCAGATATATCATAACTATCACATCCAAAAGCACCCATGTGTTCATTACCAGGATATTTTCCACCATTTTTATCTATTATATTATTTTGAAGATTTAACGGTGGTACCCATGATACTTTAAATCTACCTTTTATATCTGGATAAAATATAACATTAGTGTCTTTTATACCGTTTATCCATTGAAAACTGCCAGTACTAACACCAATAGATCTATTCATCTCTTCGTTATAATCTATTTGTTCATAGATTTTTACTAGATTAAATATACTATTTTGTGCTTCATCTCTAAAAGCATGTTCTGTGGTTCGCGGAAATTGGCGGTAAAATTCATTTAAAGCATCTTGATCGTTTTTCAAACCATCAGCTTCGTTTGTCCAATGCTCTATAACACCTATATCAATTAAGTCCCCATAAGGCCCATAAGTTTCTTCTTTCGGTGTATTGAATACAGGTAGTCCATACATATCAATGAATCCTTCGAAATTCCATTCCATAGGTATGAACAAAGAATATAGTCCTGAACCAGTCTGTCCATTGCGATTTCTTTTTGTAACATCTGATGCATTATACAATTTTTTAAAATTATCACCACCCTTATCTAACGCATTCGAAGTACTTCCCATCATGCATTTACCTATGATTCTACTACCTAATCGTAAACATGTTTTTGTTACCCTCCAATTATGAAGAATATTTTCAGGTCTCTCCCATTTACCGCTTTCATCATGTACTAATAAATTAAGTTTTTCACCATCATAACTATTATCAGCTGTATTCTTCCAATCTATAGTTGTATCTAAACCTATTATTTCTTCTATCTTCTCGTTTGCTTGTAATTTTTTTCTAGTAAATTTTATTGCTGGTACTCTATAAGCTAATTCACTTTTTGGTCGATCCATACCATCTTGAATCGGTTTAAAGAAAAATGGATAATTTATTGATATTGGTACCACTTTATCAGTAAACATCTTTTTAGCATCCCAACCAGTTTTAGATAATATTCCAAATCTAGCGTCGCTTGATATTGTTGCTAAATTAACTGTTTCAGAACTAGACATAAAAGAAAATCCAGATCGTCTATTTTTAAGGTAACATATTCCGTAACATCTTTTATCTGCTTTACAGGCTTCCCAAAATATATAAAATAATCTATTTGGTTCTCTAAACTCCGGAGCACCTACATCAATCTTAGACCATTGTAAATACATATAATGTGTACCTGTTATATACGTTGGTAATCCTTTATTGGTAAACCAAAATCCCTCATCTCTTTTTTTAAACTCTTTGTCTATATAATCAAACCAATCCTCTTTAAATTTTTCTGGATATGATTTCCAATCAAATATACTTTTTATATTTTTAAACTCTCTTGGTAAATCGGATTGCTGCCAATGTTGGTCTTTAATGCTTTTTGATTTACTAAATATTTTTTTAGGTTGTTTTGGTAAAGCTATTTTTAAATTTTGGATTTCATATATTTCACCTATTTCACCTGTTTTACTAATAACAATAATATCATGTTCTTTATTATACCCATACTCCCATTTTTTAGATTTATTAAGTCTTTTAAATGTATTTATTCTTATAGGTTCTATTACTTTGTATAACGTTTGTTGATACATAATTTAATTGTACTCTTTAATATCTATTTTATAACTTTCATCTAAACCTTCCGCCTCCATTAGTTGATTACAAATTTTTGATACTCCTATAAAATACTGTTTTTTGGTTTTAGAACGCTGTATAGCAGCCATTTTAATAGAATTGCATTGATCGGGTCTTGTTTCATATATAGAACATAAATTATTCTTTAAGTGCCCACAAGATCCATCCTCTTTTATTGGTAAACCAATTTTTGCACCACCCCATTCACCAGCTTTCCTGCAACATGCACCACATTGTGAACATAAAAATTTCATTACCTAGATCTTTTTTCAGCAAAACCACTAAAGGCTTCAATTTTATTTTCTTCTTTTGGTTTATTATTTAATAAATTTTCTTCATCTTGAATTCTAGATAAAATTTCAAAAGCATCAAATACAGCTAATTTCTTTGTAGCCGCCGCATTCTTTAATCTATCTGCGGATATATCATCACCTGAATCAACAATAGGTTCCTTAGCAACTTTAATTAATTCATCAACTGCTTTATACCCAGCTAGGATTATATTCTTCTTCTTTTCCTTGATATTCATATTTAATTGCTATGTCTTGTGTTCTTACCCTGTATAATCTTTCCCCATCAATAATAAATTCATATTCACTACTAGGTGTAAAACCAATTAAACTATTAACCTCTGGTAAATTACTATTAGTATATTTTATTACACCTATTAGAGGTTCTTCTTTATTAATATCAAATTTATTATATGATTTAACTGGTTTAACGAAACAGTATTGATCTAAAGGTATCCAATTATTATTTCTTTTGTACGCGAAAATTTGATCTATATAAGCAAAATACATATCATCTTTGTAATATGCTTTACTATCTTTTTCATTACCCCTAACATCATTATACCTTCTAAATACATTATGATGCACTATAATTTCATCACCAGGTTTTATATCAGTTTTAATACTTTTAGGAATAGACACCACAATAGCATTTCTACTAACATATTGGTGTTGAAAAATATCTGTATTTATTATTAATTCTTTTTCACCTATTTTTTTAGTATTATTATATCTGGATGCTTTTGGTTTTATTATAAAATTATATAAACTATACATTAGTATTCAAGATTATACTCAACCGCTATTGCCATATTTTTATTAAAATTTTTCCAAGGTAATACCTCATCACCCTTTTTAATAAAAATGCCAAACCCTGTCGCATTTTCTTGTATATCAACTATTGTATGCCCGCCGTAAACCTCTTGACCTACGGCATAGTGCATGGCTTCATTTTTATAATCTCTACCAATACTAATTTTTCGTATCAGTTTCATCACTAACTACTTCAGCTTGTTCAGTAATACTTTGATAAGCGCCATCTTGTATATTAATATTAACTTTACCGTATTCTTTTTCAAGTTTTTCTTGAAATTCTTGTAGTTCTTTTCTAAGACCTGGTATTATACTAATAATATCATACTTCTGAGATTCTA